CTGTTCGGCAGCCGCTCCGAGGGAGCAAGGCGCCACTCACCAACCTCGACCACAAGGAAGATTGGCAGGGCGTGCTCCTTGCCGTCGACGACAGCAGGCACGCGCTTGCTCATCACGCGCGTGAGCGCCTGACGCTGCCCGGTGGGCTCGCCTTCGCGGTCGACGCCGCCGTCGACGAATTCGACGACGTTCATGTCCTTGATGCTCTTGAGTTTGATCGTTCTCTTCATCGGTCGTGCGCCTCGGTAGAGGGAAAGAGAGAAGGGGGCCGGGCGGCCCCCTTCTCTCGTCAGTCTCAGGTCTTGTCGTAGATGATCTTCACGCCGTGCTCGTCGGTGTGCTCACCGACGGCCCAGCACCAGCGACCGACCGCGAGCAGCGAATCGGTGCCCAGATCGTACTGGAAGCCAAGGCTCGGCTCGTAACGCTCGACCATCTCG